TAACACGACGTTGTGTTTCCACTAGGTCTTGTGTGTCGATACGTAGGCCACGCTGATTACCGACTAGGAAGTTACCTTGGTTTACGCAGATAGCGCCAACTGCGTCAGCAGCTTTGTCAGCAAATTCAGCACTTACGATAACTGGAGTGTTACCAATTGCACCGATCTGGCCAGTTAATAGAGTAGCTTGTGTGCCGACTTTGTCAACTGTTAGGAAGTTTGTGTCTTCTAATAGATCGTAATAGTTTTCTGTGCTTACAATGTAAACTAGTTCTGATGGGTCTAGACCCCAGGCACCTAGATCACGACGTAATAGCTGTAGCTTGGCAACAGTCATCTTAGCAGCATCAGAGATATCTAGAGTAACAGCGCTAACTGCGTCGTAACCTGCTAGACCTTTAACTGGGTCAGAACCTGTACCTGCACCACGTAGCATAGCACGGTCAACAGCGCGAGCAACACGGCGAACCATAGCGTCACGGATAACAGGCATAATTGCTAACAGAGCGTCTTCTTCTTCTTCGTATGCAACGTATTCGTTTGTAGCTACTTTGTATGCATTTAGAGTAATTTCTTTCAATGCGTGTGTAGCTTCTGAACCGGCTGAAGCTGTTGTACCGAAGGCTGTATTAGCCATCCAAGTAGCAACGCCTGCTTCTGGGTTTACTGGAATAGTCATAACGTTAGTTTGCATCTGAATACCACGTAGGTTCGGAGCAACAACTAAACGACGACGTACTTCGTTTTCCATGTTCAAGCTAACTTCGGTTTCCCAAGTTGCGCTAGGAACGTGAGCACCATATTTTTCAACCATTTCACGGCCGAATTTAGTGCCTTCTAGGCCTTTGCCAGTCATCTTGGCTAGAACAACTGCCTTTTCTTTGTCAGCATAAGACATTTCACCAGACTTACCGTCTTGGAATTGCATACGTGATTTTTGAATAGCTTCTAGTTCAGCGGCTTTTTCTTTTAGTGCGGACTCTAGGCCTGCAACAACAGATTTAGTTTCGTCGGCTTGAGCAGCAAAACGCTTCTCAACTTCAGCCATAAGGGCTTCAGCACCAGTAGTAGTTGGAGTTGCTAGAGCAACAGCAGCTTTGATACGGTCTTGTAATTCAGCTTCAGCTTTGTCAGCAGCAGCTTTTTCACTAGCAGCTTTTTCTTGAGCGGCTAGCAGAGATTTTGTGGCTTCTTGAGCGGCAGCAGTAGCAGCGTCGGCCAACATTTTTTGTAGTTCTTTTGGATCCATTTTCCATTCCTCGGTAATTTCGCTGTTTGCTTCGCTGGAGGCTTCTAGCCCATTAGCTGAGTCGCTTTTGCTTGCAAACTGCATTTTAAAAGATTTAAATTCTTCGGCCGTGTCAAACGCCTTAGAAAGACTAAATAGTGTATTTTGATTAGCTGGCACAGACACAACTGATATTTCGTGTAGTTCCAGTTCTTTTACAACAAACAGCTCTAAGGCTGAATTATATTCTGCATCAACGATGCGGAAACCAATGCTAAAGGCGGTTAGCACACCGTCTTTTACAAGATTGAAAACGTCTTCAGCAGCAGCAGAGATACGGGCTGTTACAAACAATCCCTTTTCATCAACTCTGTGATCCGTCATTCTACCAACAGGCTCACTGTGATCGTGGTAGGCCAAGATTACTGGATTTTTCAAGTAATTCTTAATGCCCGCTTCCCACACACTTGCAGGAACAATATCACCGTGTCTATCGACGTCATTAGTTGATGCGTAACCTTCGATGATTACAGAATCAATTTTTCCGTCAGCAGTTGGTAGAGGCTCACTCTTAGTAAAAGAACTGTTTAAAAACAGGACTTTATTTTTATCTACCATAATACCCCTTTGTGTTATTCCTTAGCGGAGGCGGGACGTCCTCCAGTGCTAGGATTTGCTGCGCTTCCAGCAATATTTGCTGGAATACGTAAATCATCGTTACCAGCTTTTGACTCGTAACGTAATTCTATTCTGGCTTCGTTTGGTGAAATAATGCCAGCATTTACCAGTGTTGAGTGGTAAGCAGCAATATCTTTTAGTTCTGGCTGTAGCGCACTTACCGAGCTGGTAATAGCTTCTACGTCATAACCAAAGTAACGTTCAACAGCACTAATAAACTTGCGGTTAATTGGAAGTACTGTTTCTAAGTAGAATAAACGAAGATTTGGGCTAATATTGGCGTTGTTACCGCCTTGCAACAAGATTGGTGGAACACCAATAGCTTGCATGATTTTTTCTGCATGAGTCTTGATTGAGGTATCAAAATCCATGTCTTTGAAGTTGGTTTCGGCTAGCTGATGTGGCTTTAGGCCCGAATCCAAAATAACAGGGCGCTTTCCGCCTTGCTTAACATTGTACTTTTGTAACCAGTACTGAATTGTTTTTTCTTTTGCGACTTGCGATAGCGTATTGTCTGTGGTAAGCACTAAGCCAAACACAGCACCGTTGTCAAAGAAGTTTTCTTGAAACTGCTGCATTGAGTACAGCAGTTTAATGCTGCGCTCAGCGCTTTGTAGTCGACTCGAACCACGATAGATACTATCACTGGCTAAATCGCGAAAGTAAAAAACTTCGGACTCTTTGAAGTCTACCATTCCGTTGTAACGGAAGCCGCTGATAAAAGTTTTTGTATCTGTTAAGATTTCAACTTTGTCCGCTGGTAGGTGATACATAAACACACCATCAAAGTGTACAAATGCATTGCCTTCAAGCACATAATCAGTAAAAAGCGCACTGCGAAAATCTTGAGCGCTTTGATAAGGATTAGGACGAAAGTTAAGTAGCGTATTTAATGTCTTTTGACGAATACCAGCAACAACTCCATCATGAACTTTATCTTTGATATCATAATCTAGGCTAGCTGCTGCACTTACAAGCATGTTGACCGGACGGTTAACTGATTCCAGTTTTTGGAAGCTTTGAAAGTAAGTGATTTTAGCATCTGATCCGACTTGTGTGCCGGCATCTTGTGCTATTCGTGTTTGTGCAGGATTCAGCTTTTCGCGAATCCAGTCTTGTGATTTTGTAATCCAACTCATAGTTTTCCCTAGATGAATCTTGAGAAAGGCGAGATGTGGTTCACAGAGGCTACGGTTTTTTCACCATGTACGTGTTTTTCGCGTTGTAGTTCAATCCAACGCTGCTGCTTGGGTTCGGAACCTACCTGCGGAGCTTTGCCATAAATGGCGTGAAGTGCAACATGATGCGGATTACATAGGGTGTAAACCTTTTCATATAGCTCCACATGGTGCTCTGCAATAAATTCATCACGAACAGCTAAAATGCCATCGTCAGTTGAAATATCGTACCCTTTGCGATCAGCCCACGTTTCCAAGAGTATTGTAACTGAGTGCAGATGATGCAGCTCTAAGTCTTTAGTGCTATCACAGATATAGCACTCGGTTTTTTTATCGTAAGCTGCTTTAGCCCGATCACGAACCCATTTTACAGGGATTCGTTTGTTTGTATTTTTGGCCATTTTTTAATTGGACCTCTTGTGATTACTAGTATTATACATGTTATGCATAAAAAAGTCAATACCATAATTTTTGTTGCAGGTCGGGCCACTGACTTGACAGTTGCGGCCCAAACGGGTATAATAGAAGATTGTGTAGAAAACCGTTTACAAAGTATATGTGTATAGGGCGTAACGAATAGCGTCGGCCATGTGCGAATATTCGTCATGCTTTGGACGCTCGCGAGTTAAGCCTTCTTTTGTATCCCAGCGATATTGATCGAACACAGCCAAGCTATGGGTACAGTGTGGTGCTACTTTGAGTCTGCCCTGCGCTACTAGTGTTTGTACATAGGCAATGCCTGGTAGTACGTCTTTTTTTGCCTTGGTGCTGGCAATGTCATAGATGTATGCCAAGTCCGATGCAAACTGTGCGGCTGCGGAGTCAATAAACACGGTTTCAACGCCGTGGCGACCAATCAGTTCCGAAAACTTTTCCGCATGCTGTGCAGTGGTAGCTTCATTTTCCAAGTACTCATCCACAATCCAAAACCAGTCAGTGGTTTGATCGTAGACGATCACGCAAAACGCTGTGTAGTCACGATAGCCAGGGTCGCAGCCAGCAATGGCTTCGCCACGCAAGTCGGGTGGTGGTTCCATGACATCCGATTCCGCAAGAGTATAAATCTGACCCTCAAACACTGTAAAGGATGCCAAGTACTCCTGCTCAAACTCAGCACGCGACATTGATTTGCGGGCTTCGGCCACATCGGATTCGGCCATGCGAGTATTCTCGGAATAATCCGACTGTAAGCTAACCCATTCCGGAAAGTTTAAATCAAAGCCACGATTCCAAAACTGCGAGAACCAGTTGTTGCGACCACGAGGCGTTGAAATAAAAATAGCCTTGGAGTTGGGCTTGTCCAAAGTCGGACGTAGCGCAACGTTAAATGCAGCCTCACCATCCGAGCCCAGTGCAGCCTCGTCAAATATAATCAAGTCATAGCTACGGCCAACACACGAGTCAACTGTCGAAAGCGAACCCATGCGAATGGTGCTGCCATTCGACAATTCAATGATCTTGTCCTTTAAGTTGTCGCGAGATACCTCTAAGTCAAAGTGCTTGATCAGCTTGCGTTGCAGTTCAAACGAAATGCCACTCAAGTTATAGTTCGGCGACATGATAAGTACATTGCAGCCGGGTACAAGCGATACCAGTTGCCCAACCACATTGGCGATATAAGTTTTGCCTAATCTGCGGGCAAGTGCGGCACAAACAAATCGGTACTTGGGATCGTTGACTGCGTTGATTAGTGCGATTTGGGGTCTGTTGATGGTTTCGTAAATGCCCAAGAGCTTTAGGTAGTTGGTGATCGGCAGCTTGATAAAACGTTCGCCAGCATCAAACTCCACAATATGATCGCATTCAACGTCGGGTCGGCTAACTGTTAACATAATTTCCAACCTCGTACACTAGATTTTTTACCGTTTAGCATTTTTGCAAAGTCTGATTGATCTAACTTATGCTCTTTGGAAAAAGCTCTTGCACTTGTTATTTGATGTACCACACCTTCAGGGCTAATAACTGAAGGATAGCTTCTCCAGTTGGGGTGATGCCGTTGCTTACTTATCATTAGATTCCAGTCTTCTGGTATAATATCTCGTAGATATAGGTGGTTGGTTTGTGAAGAAATATTAAGTACGGTACTTATACCTACATCTAATTCGGCTGCTATTTCTTTTGTGGACATATCTGTGTGTGCTAAAAATACTACGACTGCCAAGTAGTCGTCGAGCTTGTACTTAGCACTAGGACAGGCTTCTCCTATTCCTGTACCACTGCCGCCTTTGGTGGAGTTGTATCCATCGAAGTAAGAGTTATACTTCTCTATCCAATAGGTTTCCTGAATGTCTGCATTATTAGTATTGCACTCTTCTAAAATGCTCAGCTCCGGAATGCCGCAGTCGGGGTATTCTTCTTGTAGTTTTTTACTATGATGTATGCCGTCCCGTAGCTTTTGAACATGTCGCTGTAGCCGGGTCTCAGGATTAAGGCTTTGACCAATATATACTTTTGAAGTATTTGGAAAAGTCAGTTTGTATATGTATGTTTGCATAAAATAGTACCTTCATTGATTATTAAGTACTATTATATCATCAACGAAGGTTTAGTGCAAACCTAAATTTTTATAGCCCATCACCACTAATTAATTTTGAGATTAGGCTGGAGTACTTGGTGCCATCGTCGTTGATTTGCACATTGACCTGCTTGCTTGGTGCAGTTCCGGCTCGCAGTTTTTCTAATTGAATTTCGCGATCCAATAAGTCCATGCTCATTTTGTGTGAAAGTGCAAGCAGTTCGGATATATCCTTGGTGGAGCCCGTGCCGGCTTCATGCAGCTCTTGAAACTTTTGCTTGAGCAGGGCATCCATGGCAGCACGCATTTGGAACTTGTTGTTGAATCCGGTGTCCATGAACACCGCGTCAATATAGCCACGAACCTCGCGGCGGGCCAAGATTTCGGTGACCAAGTCGGGTGCCAAGTCGAGTTCGAGCGCGACCTTTTTGGCATCTTGTGTTTGCAAGTAGCAATTGGCTACTTCCAGTGCTTCGGGTGCAATTTTCAGTGTTTCTGCAGGTAGGTTTTGTTGCATGGGTTATTCCTCTTTGGGTCGATTATATCATGGGTGGGGGTTTGGGGTCAAGTGTGATAATTTGGTGGGGTTTGTGCGGCTTGTGGATGGTTTTGGCACCCAAATGTTTTGTCGAGTTTTTTGTGTGATTTACGTGTGGGTGGGCCTATAGGCAAATCTGAAAACAAAGGTCTAAAAACCGCCCCCGGTCTGTGAACGAAAGTATACATAGGGTAAACACCTAGTAAATAATTTAAAAACTTGTTGACCGATTGCAAATGCGTGATATAATACATACATGACAACGAAAGACACTATGACTCTCACACCTCGCACTGTTGAACTGGCTTTGTTTATGCTTGAGCGTGACTTGGAATGTTACGAATCCAATGTTCGCCGTAAACTGTACCCTGATGCAGATCAGCTCGCATACGTTGAGAAACTTGTTGCAGATTTGCAACAAGCCGTTGAAGAATTGAAAAAAGCTTGATATAATACATACATGACAACGAAAGACACTATGACTAGAAAAGAATTTTTTGATGCACTTGGTTTTGCGGCTTGCATTGCCTTGCCTTTTGTGTTATACTTTGCTTTTGTGATGAAACCATGATGACTGATAAAGAATTTTATTTTACAATGTTTGCAATCAAGGCTTGCGTTATAGCCTTTGCTGTGATATGCTATAACATTGTTTCCCTTAACCCCTGATTAACTTGGAGAAAATTAGATGACTGCTAAGACTGTGAACTATACTGCGGAACAAACCGCAAAGATGGTAGCCGATTATGAGGCTGGCGTAACTGTAGAACAAATGGCTACAGAATTGGGTAAAACCGTTCGTTCCATTGTTGCGAAACTGTCGCGTGAAAAGGTATATAAGGCTAAGACTTATGTATCCAAGACTGGTGAGGCTGTAATCAAAAAGGATACAGTTGCCGATTATATCGGTGAGGCTCTTGGATTGGCTGAGGCCGATACAGAATCGCTAACCAAAGCTAACAAAAATGCTTTGAAGGCAATCGCTGACTTTATCAAGGCTGAAAAGACCTGATAGATTGTAGGGGCTTTATGCCCCTGCAGTTTTTCATGCTATAATGTAGGCTTAGGAGAAAAGACAATGATTCGATCTGATATGATGCGTTTGTTTCAACTTATGTTACAAGATGAATTCAAACTAAAATCACGCATTAACTTTGCAAAAACAAAGGTAATTCGTTTTGATGGTGATTCATGCATGGGAATGTATGAGGGTGAAACAAATGGTAAAAATAAATGGTTGCATAAAATCCGCATTGCCACTTCTGAGGTGAAAACACCCGAAGACCTATTCTCTACACTAGCGCATGAATACGTCCATGCTTGGCAAATGGAGCAAAACAAGGACTTAGACCACGATACAAAATCAGGGTTTACAAAATGGCGAAATTATTTCAGGGCTTATTATGGCGTTGATATTGTTTCCTTTAATGCAGGGGTTTAAAATGTTAAAAATCAAAAAGGTTATTCGTGCAACTACTGATGATTTTGGTCAAGCTGGGCGGGTTGAATATCATATTGTGCGCGAAGACGGTTCACTGCTAGACGTTGAATTAGATTATGGCACTGCATGGGTGAGAATGTTGGTTTATGAGAATTTGGAGAAATGAATACTTTTGTTTCCAATCGCAAATGAATACTTTTGTTTGCGACTTGGGGGCGCCAATTATATCACATATAATTGGGCCGTGTCAAGGATTTTTTACTAGGTGTTTTCCCCTATGTTGTATTTTTACAAATTTGCAAATTTTTTGTTGCATGGGCGTTTTTTCATGTATAATTGCATCATACACTGAAAAGGATTTCAAAATGGCTAAGATTACAAAAGTTTCGATTTATGACATGGATGGTACTATCGTTTGCAGTTTGCACAGATACCGCACAATCGTTGACGATAATGGCGAACGCATTGATTTGGATTATTGGAGAGAAAACGAATATCGTGCAATGGATGATTCACTTCTACCATTAGCCGAACAATATCGTAAAGATTTAAAAGATGAAAATACTTTTGTTATTATTGCAACTGCCCGTGTTTTGCGTGAAGCTGATAATACATTTATTCGTGATATTCTCGGTGAGCCTGATTATATTATCTCACGCATGGATGGAGATACTACATCAGGCGGTAAATTGAAAATCGCAGGATTAACTAAATTCTTTAATCTCAAACCTTTTCAAAATGCAGAATTTACATTCTATGAAGATAATACTACATATTTAAAAGCGGTTTGTGATAGATTTAATATTCGGGGCGTTTATGTCCCAAGCAAACAAGGACACTAAAAATAGGGGCTTTGCCCCTATTGTTTCACATGAAACAATGTAACACTTTTGTTTGCAAACCAAAATGAATACTTTGGTTTGCAGGTTTGCGCCAAAATTATAACATATAATTTTGGCCCGTGTCAAGCTTTTTCGTATAACTTATTTTTCGTGTGTGTTTAAAAAACAACACTGTTTTTGGGATTTTTCTGTTATAATTTCAGCATGGACAAAAAAAGACTCTTAACCCTGATACAGCGTGAAACTGTAATGATTTGGGATTCACTTTGCGAAATTTATACACCTTTGGTTCACTACAATGAACCAAAATTAGAACTTAACCCTTACACTTGGCGCACTGCGGGTTGCTGTTTTCAGGAAGAAAACCGCATACAATTGGGCTACAAATTTTTCAAAGCGAAAACAGAATACTTCAATTATATGATTGATGTAATACTTCCGCATGAGATTATTCATCAAGCCGATTATAATCTTTTCGGAATATCCGAAAAAAATTGTGGTCATGGCGAAAATTGGCAAAAAATTATGGTACAATATGGGCTTAGGGCTGATCCCTTTCACACAATGGAGATTTCTAGAAAATGATTACTTTTGTTTCTTGGTTCGGTACTTTTGTAAGTATTCTTGGCTCATTTGCAGTTGCAAGCGCAATGTTTAAAATTGGCTATGTTTTGTTTACTTTTGGTTCTTTTGCATGGTTAGCCGTGGCATTTGTAAAACGTGACAAGGCTTTGGGCGTTTTGAATGGTACTTTTTTCTGTGCTAACTTGTTGGGAATTTACAACAACTTTTTTTAAAAATTTGTTGTCAAACCCCGAAAACCTGATATAATATAACCTTCAACAACTGAAAAGCACATAATGGCTAAAAAACAATTCTTCGCTATCTTGGACACTGAAACCACAATTGAAAATACTGTGGCGGATTTTGCCATTATTATCGTTGACCGACAAGGCAAAATTCATAATCAATGCGCTGTTTTGATTAATGGGCATTATAATAATTTTGAATTGTTTCACGATAAAAAAGCGAATGATATTTGGGGTTATGCGGGTTTGGAAAAACGCAAAGCCAATTATGTAAAAATGCTTGATTCAGGCACTCGTATGCTTGCCTCTGTTAATGCTGTTAATAAATGGATTAATCAAGCCATTGGTAAATATGACCCGATTTTGACTGCATATAATCTGGCGTTTGATTTGGATAAATGCCAAAATACTAATATTGATTTGTCTGGCTTTACTAATAAGTTTTGCCTCTGGCAAGCCGCTATTGGTAATATCTGCAATAAAAAACAATATCGTGATTTTGTTTTGCAAAATCACCTTTTTAATAAACCTACAGTTAATGGCAATATGACATTTTCAACAACTGCTGAATCAGTTTGCGGGTTTATTGATGGCGAATTTAAAATCGAGCCTCATACTGCCCTTGAGGATGCCCGAGATTTTGAATTGCCGATTTTGCAAGCGGTTATTAATAAGCGTGACTGGCGCGAGAAAATGACCCCTTATAATTGGAAACAATTTCAGGTTAAAGATCATTTTAAAGCGGCTTAATATAATAACCCTTCGGGGTTATTATCTGAAAGGATTATCATGGAATATATCGGATGGATTGGCGGGATATTATTGGCATTTTGCGGATTACCGCAGGCAATAGAATCTTATAAAACAAAAAACTCAGACGGATTAACTTGGGGATTTTTGATTATGTGGGGCGTTGGAGAATTATTTACAATTGTATATATTATTCCAAAATGGCATTGGCCACTGATATTTAATTATACGGCTAATATTATATTTATTTCAATTATCACATATTATAAAATAAAGCCTAAAAAATAAAATGCCCCGAAAGGGGCTTTTTTTGCGTTTCAGAAACAAAAGTACTCACGGCCAAAAATGAATACTTTTGTTTCTGGGCGCGCCAATTTTATCATTAAAATTGTGCCCGTGTCAAGTTTTTGGCAATAACTTATTTTTTGTGTGTGTTTAAAAAACAACACCACATTGTGTTATAATTTAGCCATAGCAGGGAACGAATCAGGAAAGACCCCACAAAAAATAAGTCTTGCAAGATACCAAAAACCTGCTATAATAGAGGCTTCAACACACAACACACAAAGGAAACCAAAATGTCTGCATCAAAAGCTGTTAACTATACCCCCGAGCAAACCACCAAAATGGTGGCCGATTATGCCGCTGGCGTGACCGTGGAAACCATCGCCGAATCATTGGGCAAAACCGTTCGTTCGGTTGTGGCCAAACTGTCACGCGAAAAAGTCTACAAAGCGAAAACCTACGTTTCAAAAACTGGCGCTCCAGTAGTCAAAAAAGATGCTCATGCCGATGCAATTGGCGCGATTTTGAGCATGACTGAATCGGAAATCGAATCGCTTACAAAAGCCAATAAAACGGCACTAGAAAAGATTTTTTCAGCATTGGCAAATTCTAAGCCAATGTGATATAATGGGGCGAAAGCCCTATTATCTGATATTTTTTCGTGGTTTACTCCACCAGACCGATATAATACGATTATGTCGAAGTAAGATTAAATATCAGTTAATAGGATTTTTAAAGGAAACTAAAATGCTTGTTTATATTGACCAAGACGGAAATAAATCATTCAAAGATTGTGATTCAATTGAAGCCAAGGATAAAATTATACAAGGTTTTCATAATATCGCACGAAAAGAAATGCAGAATGAGGATTATACACAATTCAAATATTCCATTATTGATTTTGCAAAAGATCAATCAACTGTGTTTATTATGACCCGCACAGTAAAAGAAACTTTCACAATTACAGGATGCTAAAATGCTTTTCAATTTGCCCTCATTTGCTGATAAACCCGTGGTATTAACTTTCCTACAATTGGGCATTAATCCCCAAGATTATAATGGCTGGACGTTTGCTAAAATCCGTCCAGAGTATATTAATATTGCGGCCGATTATATGCTAGAATATACAGGCGATCGTGATTATGAGTTATTCCAGCATTATGAATGGGAAATTGATTATCTGGCGCATTTAGTTAAAATACCCAGATCGGCATTTATTCCTGATTAATTTTAAAACCCCGAGATAATCGGGGTTTTATTTTGCCCAAAATTTTTGTAATACTTTTGTTTCCAGAAAAAACGGGAAACAAAAGTATTACTTTTGGCGGCGCCAAAATTATACCATAATTTTGCGGCCCGTGTCAAGTTTTTTCTTCTAGGTGTTTTCCCCTATGTTGTTTTCTTGCAACCTGGCACGATTCTTGCGCCACGCCGTAATTAATAATTAAGTTGAACTGTTGGGTGCAATTTGTGACTGCTGGGTCACTTTGTGACTGCTGGGTCACTTTTTGACCTCTTCAGTCAGCACGCACAAGCGTGCTGCGCCAGTGGACGATCAAGTGGAAATTCTTTCAAGTGCCGCGCGCCAGTGGCCAATCAAGTGCAAATTCTATAAGGTGGTTTGCGCCAAAATTATACAGTGCAAAAGCTATGCGTGTCAAGTAAAAAATTTTTGATTTGAAAGATTTTTTTGAAAAATGTTATAATACATTATAGTTTGAAAGGAATGGCACATGACAGACAGCGAATTTTTCACACAAATTCAGGACGATTGGTTCCATGAGTTTGCCGGTGCGGAACGTCACGAAATTTTTGTATGTACCCACACACACGAAGAAAATTTTGAATTTGACGATGTTCCCTTTTAACAGTATAATAATATCTTAAACAGCGCAGAAACCAACTAAAGGACATATGATGACTACAGAAGTTAAACAAAACTACACCCCTGCCCAAACTGCAGAAATGGTTGCCAGCTACCAAGCAGGTACCTCCGTTGAAACCCTTGCGGCCAACCTCGGCAAGACCACTCGCAGCGTAGTGGCCAAACTTTCACGCGAAGGCGTGTACGTGGCCAAATCGAAAACCACAGGCGTGGCACGAGTGAAAAAATCAGACCTGGTCGACCAACTTGCTGCCAAGTGCGGTGTGGCTCCAGAAGTGTTTGAATCGCTTGAAAAAGCCAACCACGATGTTCTGGAAGCATTGGTTGCACGCTTGGGCTGACGGCCACAGTTGAGGGTCAAGAAATATTGGCTTGATCTTCGCCGTTAATTCAAGTATAATATATACTTAGACAGTCGGGAAGGGCTTAATGAATACCAAACGATCTTATCAGTTTGGTGTCCGTTCCGTCTCAGCAGCCCACCTCACTACTCAGCAATTAGATTGCAACTATCTGTGTGGCTAGCCTGTAGGCAACGACTGTTTAATTTTTTACTTGAAGTTATATGCCGAACAGTGTATAATAGATATATTGGGTG